CTGGCCCACGGGTCATGCGCTTGTATTCGCCACCGCCTAGTAGCAGGTAGCCAAAGGCATCGCCTACGTGCGAGTGCTCATTCTTATTCGGTGCATCCTTAAAGCGCTCTTGGCCTGATCCGACTGAGATTCGCTTGAAGTGGTAGCCGCCTGCCAATGATTTACGCAGCATCTTGCATTTTGTGTCAACCAATAGCCCTGGCTTACCGTTAATAAGGCGTTGCATGGGCGCGGCAGCCGACTCTCGGCGCACCTTGAAGTCGTTTGATGGCGTAGGCTGGGCTTTAAGACCTAGCGTCTTTAGGAAGTCAAAGGCCGTTACCTCGTAGATCGCATCCCTAGCCATACCAGCAGGGTCGCCCCATACAAGTACTTGTATACCGGGATACCTAGCGTTGAGCTCGGATATAAGTTGATGGCCAAAACGCTCTAATCCCATATCAAAAGTAACAATCTCATCGATAATCTGCCACGTACCAGACGGTAAACGCTGCCCGATTACCGCGGCTGGGGTTAAACCAAAGTCAAGACCGACTTGGATTGGTACCGTAGGATCTACCTCAGTAGGGCCAGACATAATATTGTCGTTGTATTCTGGCCACACCGACTTACCCTCTTGCACATAGGTGTACTTACCCTCTGCGTAGCACCTAATCCAGTCTAAATTCTTACCGAGTAGCATCTGCTGATAGTAGCCAGCAGGTAGGTTGGCTACGTTCTCAGCTCGTTTGTTTATCTGCCACCACTTGCCGGATGCAAAGATGCAGTCGTTCGCCTCTGGGTTCTCAGGCAGGTCGGTTACTGGTAGCTCAATCACGCCGCCTGGCTGCTTAAAAAACTTCCAAGCATATGCGCCCGTCATCTTTTCTTTTTCTGCAAGGCGATACCACCAATGGTCATCGTCCATCGGGTTGGTATCCATCCAAATGCCATGCCAACTGGCGCCGCCATCGCGCTTTGTAGGGTATCGACCCACACGGTGTGTAAGGCCATCGATTACAGCCTTCGGTAATTCACGCGCCTCGTTCACCCACGCACCTGTTAGCTCTAAGGATAATAGCTTTCGCACGTCTTTTGGCTGGTCAAGCGCTAGGAAGATAACCTCGCAGTCAATACCAGCTGCGCCCTCTCTAGCAGGCAGCCGGATATGGTGCGTAATAGGCGGCGTATGCAGCATTGGCCCAAAGGTGTTCTCGGGAAACAGGTCTAACCACGTCTTTATTGTGGTAGTCTTGAGCTCAGGGTACGAGTTTCGTACGATAACAAAACGGCTATATCGGATGCCATCGATAGGGCTAGGCTTTTGCTGAATTGCGCGGATAAACACCTCAGCAGCGCAAGCATATGACTTGCCGGAGCCCACAGGCCCCATCATCCCGCGCACAAACGCGTTAGACGTGAGAAACTTGTATACCTCTGGGCTCTTAGAGAAGTCTAGGTTCAGACCTGTAGAGGGTATCTCTTTGGAACTAGCCTCTTTGGTACGTGACATAGATAACCTTTTTAATGATATTTTTACAAATATACTGTATAAACAACAATATGCAAAATTATTTAAGGTAATTATGTCAGGATATCACCTAACGGATGCAGAATTTATAGCGGAATGGAAAAGCTCCCCAACCGTTCAAGAAATGGCAAACAAGATTGGCGTCAATATTCGCAATCTACTAAAGCGCAGGCGTGCGATTGAGTCCAGAAACAACATTGTTTTAGAGGCGAATGGCCATAAACAAGACAAACTCAAGTACCAAAACATTAAAATTAGCAGAGCTGAGGAAACACCGCACCACGCCAGGCGTGAGATCCAGATAGAGAAGGGGCGCGTAGTCGTATTCTCCGATGCCCACTTCTGGCCAGACGATTACACCACCGCATACAAAGCGCTCTTGATGATTATCAAGGAGTTCAGACCCAAAGTCGTTATTGCTAACGGCGATGTGTTTGACGGCTCCCAGGCTTCGCGCCACCCCCGCATTGGCTGGTCTAATACGCCAACCATCAAGGAGGAGCTGGAGGCCTGCAAGGAGTTCATGGGCAATATTGAAAAGGCCTCAATCGGCGCCGAGCTGATCTGGACGCTAGGCAACCACGATGCTCGCTTTGAGACATTCCTCGCAGCTCAAGCCAGCCAGTACGAGGGAGTTGAGGGCTTTACGCTTAAAGACCACTTCCCATTATGGAAACCCTGCTGGTCTTACTGGATCAATGACGATACGATGATTAAGCACCGCTGGAAAGGCGGGTTCTCAGCTGGTCGCGCTAACTCGCTTAACGCTGGGGTTAACATCATTACTGGCCATACACACAATTTGGCCGTCCAGCCGATAACAGACTTTAGCCCAGCTTTCCGACATAACGGCGGTACACGTTACGGCGTACAGACAGGCACATTGGCAGAGCCACACTCGGAGCAATTTGTTCATTACACCGAGGATAACCCAAAAGACTGGAGATCAGGGTTTGCCCTACTGTCGTTTGAGCGCGGGCGCCTGATGCTGCCAGAGCTAATCCAAGTCTGCGGCGAGGATGAGTTTGAGTTTAGGGGCTGTATCAATAAGGTATGAGGCTGACTCCAGAGGTTGTCCGCAACCTTTACGCATCCCTCTATTGCTGCTATCCATTTACTAAATGGAAGATGCCGCTGCCCGAGGAAATTGATTTTATTGTTACCGCAGACCCAGAGCTCATGGGTACTTACCTATTTGATACGGGCGAGGAGTACGAGCATACGGTAACAGTATCCTCTGCCCGATGCGGTCACTACTATACCGTCTTAACCACGCTGGCCCATGAGATGATTCATATGAGCTTTTACAGGCAGAAGGGCGATAAGTGGCTGCACCACGGCAAACCCTTTCGGGATCGCTGCCGCCTAGTAGCTACAGAACTGGGGTTCGATCCATTAGAGCTGTAAGTGCATGAAACTTAAATAAAAAGTCATGCAAACTTGTGACGTTATGTCCGATATTTGTATACACAATGTATACACATTATTTCAATATGTATAGAAAGACGGAGTTTTTATACACAATGCAACTGCATTACCAAAATGTGTAATTAACTACACATATCCTGCTACTCTAGGATTTTTTTACAAAATACCCCGATCAGGAAGATTATCCTACTTTCCCATCCTTTTTCTTACAAATGCCCCGCTCGGTAAACAAAACTTTTTGTATCTCATTATGTACATTAATGGGCTTTAAGTAACATTTATGTTACCAAACACCCCATTTACTGAGCTGCTCTGCAACATAAAGCACAATGCCGCCAGCATAAAACACCACAGCCACAGCCTCGACCACGAATAGTGGTGTATCGTCTAGCGCATAGCCAGCAATAGCCCACATAGTTGAGCCAATAAACCCTAGGATTAGGTTGGCTGGGTAGATATTGAGCGCAGTCAAGAGAATACTCAGCAGGCAGATGCCTGTGCCAGCCCACTTGAATGTAATCATTTCATTCTCCTGGCTATCTCTCGCTCGATATACCATCTAGCCTTGCGTAGATCCTCAATCGCATCGTGTTTTTCATCAGCGCGCCAGATGTACTTCATTGCGTTGCCTAAGCAAAAGCCCATGTGCTCGGTAATCTGTATGCACTCAACCCCAGACGGGTGGCTCAGGTAGTGTTTCGGTTTATTTACTGGATCGTGCGGTTTATCGTACTCTGGATTATTAGGTTCAAAATGGGCCATTGCCTGATCCTTTCGTATCCCACGGGGATGTATAGGTTGGTTTGCTTGCCCAAGGGCTAGGGCCAACAACATAGCTAGATCCAGCTGGTAGGTTAAGTGAGTTGTTATACAAGTATGCAGAGCCTAAGTCATTCCTAGTGCCAGCAGGCAGGTTTAGGGCATCGTTATACAGGGTCGTATTGCCGATCTGATAGGACGAGCCAGCAGGTAAGCCTAGCGCATCGGTATATAGCCGCGTCTCAGCCTGCACGCCGCCAGCAATCAATAATAAAAATAAGAGTCTCATTCAATCTCCGATCAAGTCGTTTAGATTAATGTTGCGTTTTTTTAACTCGCGCTTGAACTTCTCCATAGCGCGGTTCTCAATCTTGCTAACCGTATGCGGGTGGATAAACATCTTCTCCGCAATCTCTACGTTAGTCATCTCATGTGACTTGGTATCTTTTGGCAGCATTTTAGTTTTCGTCATTGTGGTTAGTTCGGAAATTACAGACAGAGTCTAGGTCTATAGGGTCATCATCGTAATCAAAATCAGGCTCTATCTCTACGATACCAGCAAACGGAATAGGCTCCTCATAACTAGAGCCAGAGTCAACAACTACGGCGGGAGAGTGCTCTTTTCTTTTCGTCATATTATCCTCACGGGTTATTAGCGATATCGCTACCCCTGATGGTAATCAGAAAAAAAATAAATGCAATACCCTCTGTTGTTTTTTAATCGAGGTCTACATCTTGAATGTCAGGCGGCTTGATATTAATGCCGATAACCGAGGGTTTATCCGACTCATCGGGGTTATCCAGTAGGCCAGAGGCTTTGGCCAAGAGGCGCAATACGCCGACCTTATCGTAGAGCTCCAGCTCTAAATTACCATCTTTATTAACTTTAATACTTTTGATGGCTTGAAGGGCGTGCTCAGGAATATCCTTACTAGCTTTAACTTTAACCTGGCCCTCATCGTCCCATTCCATGATGTCCGTAATCTTCGTATTGGCCATACACAGCAAAGAGTAGGCGACCGCCTCGCGATTCTCTGAAATCGTAGCCGAGCGCTCTAATCTTTTCTGAATAGACCGAATACCACCCCAGTTTTGTAGGGATGGTATCTGAGCTGCTATCTTTGCCTTTGGCCGAGTACTAGCCATCAGAAGGGTACGTCATCCAATGGAGCTGCTGGGTGATAGTTCTCAGGCCTGCCAATCGGAGCAGACGGCGCAAAGCTATTAAACGATGCTGACTGGTTCAATGCCTGCTTTTCTTTGCCGATATAGCCAGAAAAATAGGTTCCCTTTGGCCCTGCCTTGTCATACATATTGAACCAGAACTCACGGCCATCGGGCAGCTTGATAGTCCCAGTCCAATCTG